TTTAAATTAAAAAAAAGTGTTTATATTTGCCTTGTGTTTGCAATTAAGCAGCGCACTAAAACTAAAACAATGACATTACAACAATTATTTAAAGAAGCACAAACCAAATGGATAAATGGTTATAGCGAAAGTAGATTAGTAGACTTTGTATTTTCTAATGCTAAAAACGATACACAAGCTAATAAAATATTATCTAAAGTATTAAGAAATAAATAATTAAAAATTATGGAAACATTAACACAATGGCAAGTATGGGTAACTAAAGGTAGTCAGCCTATTATAATGAATTTACCCTTTAACAATGTAAACAATGCTCACGAATTTATATGGGAGCAAATTGGTAAAAGACCAATAAGCATATCTAAACTATAAAACAATTATGGAACTAAAAAAATTATTTCAAGAAACTTTCCCAAACTACTACAACGTAAATAGTAAGAAAGAAAGACACATTTATCTATCAACTGCAACAGAAGAAATTAAAGAAACTATTGCACGAATAGAAGAACATCGTATAGAAAACATCACAGAAGGTAACTTTGACATAGCAGAAGGATTAGAGATGGCTAAGAAAGAGATGTACTTTATGACTATTGGTATGATACAAAAACAATTAAAGAAATGAGCAGAGATACAAAAATAACATACGCTTTAGGGTTAAGTCTAGCCACCCTTTTAATAGTGCTAGATATTATTGGAATTATTAATTTAACTTATTAAAAATGATTAAGAAAGGAATTGTACAAAACGTACAAGCAAACGGTACTTGGGAAGGTCAATACGGTTTAATGTATAAATTTGAAGTAACTATTGGAGATGATACAGGTCAAACTATGTCTAAGAATGAACAATGTAAATTTGTTATTGGTCAAGAAACCGAGTATGAGTTTTTAGATGGTAAGTATCCTAAGATTAAACCAGTATCTACATTCCAACAAGGTGGTGGCAACTCATTTAAGCCACAAGCTAAGAATGACAACGTACAAGAAATGATTGTCAAACAGAACTCTCTGACTAATGCAACATCTTTTGTGTGTAACAATGGTGGCACTCCTAGTGATGTATTAGAGATAGCAGAGATATTCTCTAACTGGGTGCTTAAAGGAGAGAAAGCCAAAGTAGATAACTCTAACGATATGCCATTTTAATATGAACTACGATAGCTATAAACTTATATCTGATAGAGATACTGACTTAGTTACATCTTGTTGTGGTTGTGAAGAAGAAGTAAGAATGATAGAAGATGAGGTGGTATCAATATGTGTGGAATGTGATGAAGCATATCCTGAAATGATAGAAGAATACGAGTATGATGAAAAGATGAAAGAACATTATGCTGAAATGTATGCTGACGAAAAACGAGATTTAAGATGAAAAAGAGAACAAGTAAATTGTTAGAGAAAGCACAATCCCTAGTAACTTCGGTTACAGGGGTTGATGTACCTAAGACCAGAAGGCAAGAGGTAATGAAAGATGTAAGGGCAATTTATCGTAGGATAAAAGAGATAGAGCCAAACATTTACAAGATTTTAAATGATGATGATAACCATAAAACTACAACATAGTGAACATAAATAAAGAGATAGAATTACTAATGTATATTACTTCTAAAGAACTAGGAGTAAGTCAAGATAACATTGACGTAAAACAGAAAACCAGTAAGCAAGTATTAGGTAGAATGGTTGTATGTAATATACTTATGGAGTGTGGTATAAAGCCATCACAGTTGGCTAAACACTTCTGTAAGCATAGAACTAACTACTACCATTATTTAAAGCTGCATAAGGATTATATAAGAAATCGTAATATGTACCCTGAATACGTTACACTATTTGATAAGGTATTTAATGAGTACAAAAGCAAGTCAGAAAGAGTTGACAAGCTAAACGAACTACAAGCACTTGTAGAGATAGATGATGCTATTGCAGACTTAGTACAAATCCGTAAATATCTATTAAAGTAATAAATAAACAATTATATAATTATGGCAAAATTAACACAGAAAACAAAAATTTTAAGACATTTGCAAGAGATAGGCGAAATAACACCAGTTCAAGCGTTCTTTGATTATAGTATAATGAGATTAGCAGCGATAGTCTTTGACTTAAAAGATGATGGCTATGACATAGAAACTACTATATTAAAGAGTGAGAATAAATTTGGAGAGCCTGTAAGATACGCACAGTATAAACTAAACAAATAATGCAAGGTTATATTAAGCTACATCGTAAGATATTAGATAACGGAGTGTTTGCAGATGCAGAACTACTAAAGGTATTTGTGTGGTGCATACTAAAAGCTAACACTACTCCTAATATGGTTTATGGTAGAAAGGTAGATGTAGGTGAGTTCATTACTGGTAGGATAACTGCTAGTGAAGAACTGCACCTTAAACCCTCTACTATCTACAAGAGATTACAAAAGCTAAAAAGTCAAGGGTATATAGACATAGCTAGTAGTACCAAAAACTCTCTTATAACGGTAGTTAACTACAAGTCGTACCAGCTTAATGACAAGCCTAAGACTAAAAGAAACCTAGACACAGTTAGCAATAAGTTTCTATTAGAGGTATCTGCATTTAAAGAACTGTATAGCGTAGAGATGTTAGAAGCCTTTGTAGATTACTGGACAGAGCCTAACAAGTCTAAGACTAAGTTGAGGTATGAACTACAAAAGACTTTTGATGTAAGTCGTAGGCTAAAGACTTGGAGTAAGAATGAGAATAAGTTTGGTGGTAAAAAGAATAATGTAATTGACACTTGGCAAAGTGTTAGAAATGAAATGTTAAATGACTAAAAAGAAATTAGTAACTTGTTCACCGTTTATGTTAATAATGGGTTATGAGTACTCGCAGAAGCAAGATAGACAAACAGTCTATGATAGACAGAAAAGTAAATTGTATTACGCTTTAAAGAAAAAGAAATGAGAATATTTGATATGTTAAAAGCTGGTCAAGTCAATGAGGTAAAACTATTCTGCATTGACTTAGTAGGTATGTGTTACACATCGTTAGGACAGAAACCTGATAAGGAACAGATGAAAGGTATGGCTCAACTATTATACAACGACTTAATTACTTACCACACTAATTTACCGTTAGATGAAATTAAATTTGCATTTGACAAGGGATTAAGAAATGCTGAACAAGGTACAAGTGCATTTGTCAATGTTAGAACGTGGTCAGTATGGATTAAAGACTACAAGCAAAGAGCCATAGAGAAACGCAGACAAGGTAGGCTAACAGAATACCAACAACATCAAGAAGGTCAAAAGGCAATAGCAATGACTATAAGTAAAGCAAAGAGATTAAAATGAAGATACTAAATTTATACGCTTGTCTTGGTGGCAATAGATATAAGTGGGGAGATGAACACGATATAACAGCAGTAGAGTTAGATAAAGAACTAGCTAAGTTATATCAAGAGAGATTTCCTAATGATACAGTAATAGTAGCTGATGCACATCAATATCTATTAGACCATTATAAAGAGTTTGATTTTATATGGACTTCGCCACCTTGTCCAACTCATAGTAAAATTAGAATGACACAAAAAAATACAAGTGGTTTTATACCTAAATACCCTGATATGAAATTATATGAAGAAATACTTTTTTTACAAAATTACTTTGATGGTAAATTTATAGTTGAAAATGTTATACCATATTATGAACCATTAATACCTGCACAAAAAAGAGGTAGGCATTTATATTGGTCTAACTTTTTAATACCTAATGTTTTATCTGAAAGAAAATTTAAGATAGGTAGAGAACGAGATGAGGTAAAGGCTTTGTGTAGGTTTCACGATTATAACTTTTATAAATACAAAGGCAAACAGAGAAAAGATAAAATAGCAAGAAACTTAGTTGACTATGAAGCAGGCAAAACTATATTAGATACTGCTATGGGAATAATACAAAAGCAAGACATTAACCAAACAGAATTATTTTGAGAGAGATATATTTAATAGCATTGATACTAGGAATAATGTACACAGGTCTTACTCTGTACTTTGAATGGCGATTAGAAAAGAAACAAAAAGAATGGGAAAGAAAGCTAAGACACACGCAAAACTTAAAAAAGAACTAGACAAAGTATATAGCCAATACATTAGATGGGCATATGCTGATGATAGTGGAATGGTTGAGTGCTATACTTGTGGTGTAATAAAGCACGTTAAAGAGATGCACAATGGACACTTCCAAAGTCGTAAGCATACCAGTACGAGATGGCACGAACATAATTGCAGACCACAATGTCCTAAGTGTAACCTATTTGATGAAGGTCAGAAATGGATATATGGCAACAAGTTAGTAGCTGAACTAGGCAGAGATGCAGTAGATGAGATAGTAGCACTAAGCCACAAATCTGTTAAATACTCTAAGTCAGATTTAGAATATCTGATAGAAGTTTACAAAGACAAAGTAAAAAACTTATTATGAAAACAGTAAACAGTTTAAGTGGTGGCAAGACATCAAGTTACATAGCAGCTAATTACCCAGCAGACTATAATGTATTTGCACTTGTAAGAACTATTGACAAATCTTGTTTATTCCCTGATAAAAAAGTCAGACAAATTGTATCTGATAAAATTGGACAAGAGTTTATAGGAACATTAGAAGAAAATATGATTATTTACACAATGCTAGATTTAGAACAATATATAGGCAAAAACATTGATTGGGTAACAGGTAAATCTTTTGATGAAATAATTATTAGAAAAGATAAAAAATATTTACCTAATGTTACACAAAGATTTTGTACGACTGAAATGAAATTACAACCTATTTTTGATTGGTGGCATAAAAATATAAATGAGGTTGTAGAAGTAAGAATAGGTTTTAGGGCAAACGAAACAAGCAGAGCAAAGACAATGTTAGCTAAGACAAATAAAGATGGCTGCTCTACATTTAAAACTATTGTAGGTAAAACTAAGACAGGCAGTAGAAATAAATGGGCAGACATAGCTTGGCAAAAACCTACATTCCCATTAATTAATGATAATATATACAAGGATAATGTAGAGCAATATTGGAAAGATAAGCCTGTAAGATTTGCTTATGCAAATAATTGTGTAGGTTGTTTTCATAGAAGTCCTATACTTTTAAAACATATGTCAGATAAAAACCCTGATAAATTTGAATGGTTTGTAAATGCTGAAAAAGATAGTGGCTATAATATTAGAACATTTAAAAATGGTATGACATATGAACAAATAAGAAATTCATTAAAACAAACTAAACTATTTGATGATGACTTTACTGATTGTGATAGTGGCTATTGTGGTTTATAACTTCGTTTATAACTATTTATCAACACCATAAAACTTACACACAATTTTTAGTATAATGCTATGTGATTGATAATCAGTTATATAGACTATTAAAAGATACTGCTGCAAACTTCATACCAGCAAAAGATTTAGATGATGTTACGCAAGAGGTGTTTATGTCATTGTACGAAGATACCGATAGACTTGAACAACTTATAAAAGACAAGAAGATAAAGTGGTATTTTATTAGGCTTTGTAAAAATAACTACTATTCTAAGACTTCTAAATACTACTACAAGTACAATAGACCTTACAAAGATATTAGCTTTCATAGTGATTTGATGTTGCATAATTTAAAAATCACACAAGAAAATTTATATTTAATAGAAGATAGTGATGTGATAAATGATATACTATCAGAATTGTATTGGTATGATAGAGAGTTATTTAGATTGTATGTACTTGGTGATAATGATGGCAAAAGATATACCTATTCTAGCCTTAGTAAAAAGACCAAGATAAGTAGAATGAATATATACATAACTATTAAAAAGGTTAAGGAATATATAAAAGAAAGATTAAAAGATAAGCGTAATGATTTATGATGATTTACAAAGATTAGTGGGGTATGGCTTGAGCATCATAGAATGTTATGATGAGCGAGGACAACTAGAATACATTATAAACCTAGATGAGATGGTATTTGATGATGTAGATATAGTACTAAGTGATGAACACGAACCAATAGGAATTATTAAACTTTATAGATATGGACAAGAGAAAGGAAATGGACACTCCAAACTTAATGGTAAAGACCTATAACTATCTAAAGGCAGTAAGCAAAAGATTACTAGGTGGTATGGAAAATGTAGATGCTACTACATATTATGATAGAGCATACATCTGCTCACGTTGTCCACACTTAACACCTGATGTAGAATGTAGTATATGTGGTTGCCCAATAGAAACTAAGGCAGCTTGGAAAACAGAAAAATGTCCAAAAGGAAAATGGTAACAGAAGAACAAAAAGAAAGAATACTAAAGGTATGGGAGTTCTGCAAAAGTGGTAGAGCAAAGAACAAAGAAGCTAAAGCTGAATTGATAACCCTATACAATGAGATACATAGAACAAACTATAAGACAACTTCTAATTGTAGTAGTTGTATAAATACTTGTTATCAAGGTATAAAAAAGATAGTCAATGAAATATCAATGTGAGTGTAGAACATTTGAGGTACACAAGACCACAATGAAGATAGTTAATGGCGAAGTAATAAAGCCTGAAACATATTGTGA